GCTTCCATACCTTCAAGCATACTGCCATTACCAAAGTTTTTAATTGTACGACATGCATCATCAAAGGTCACATTCATCTCATAAAAGCTAGGGATCTTAAACATCTATCAACTCCTTGTTTCTAACTATACATACACTATAGCACCAAGATGTCATACTGTCAACCTTTTTTATAACATTTTTTGCAATTTTTTTAATAAATCTTCCAAACTACCATCATTTTGTATAATTTGTTCAAATGATTCGTCTTTGTCTATCCAAGCCCATTCACTAGCATGTACATCACTAGGTTCAATGCTATTATCACGTTTATCTAAAAACCATTGAGGTAATTCACCTCTACGGACTTGCCATACTTGACCTTGTACACCTTGTATCATTTTAACTTCATTTGGAAAACGTACATCAGGTATTACCCAATTCTTATCTGGATTTTCTAATATTTTTTGTTTTACTAGACTTACCCAAATGCCGTCAAAGAATCCGTTACGCATACAATCAGTACCGAATAACTGAAGCACAAGACGAGGAGTAACTTCTTTGCTTGCTTCATTTGACCAAAATACATCAGGTTTTTCTCTCCATATTCTACTGCGATCTGTGTCGCCTTCTAACATGTCTCTATCCCAACCAAAAACACTAGCTACGCCATCTTTAAGTTTGTCAGCGAAACTTAGCTTTTCAAAGTTGTGATTTTCTACCAAAATATCAGCAACGGTGCCTTTACCACTGCCGATTAATCCGCATATTCCTATAATCATTTTTTTATTGTATTTGGAAAAATAAAATTTGTCAACCAATAATTACGCCGAGGCCTTGTTGTCCTTCAGCGAAATATTTGAGGTCGTCTTCTAGTTTATCTAGTTGTGCTTGAGCATCCATTCGTAAAGCATCTGCATTAAGACTAGTTCCGCCCTGTGGGCCTGCGATAGTATTAAATTTGCCTCTAGCTTCAGCAAGCATTAGTTTTGCTTGAGCTAGTGCATATTCTTTAAGCCAAGGCAAACAATATGGATCTTGTAGCAATTCTTCATCACTACGATTTTTATATACATGTAAAAATACTGTATCGTCTGCTTTTACTCTTCTGTGTAGTAAAAGTTTTTTGGTAACCGTATTCCAAGTAAAAGTATAGTTCTCTCCAAACATTTTTCCCAAATGTTCTCGGTGTTGACTGAGTGCATCATAAACTGCTAAACCGCCTGCTCTGCCACTGTATAACAAATAATTGTTTAGATATGCAGTTTCAAAAGGTTCAATGTCACCACTACTTGCACTATTGAGTGTACCACTACTACGTCTATATACATCAAGTACATCTATTACATCACTGCTTAATGTGTATTCACTATTGTCCTTTACAAGAGTGAGTGCCACAAATGCTTCTTCCAACGCATTTTCACTACGTTGTCTGTATTTTTCAAAACTTTTTTTGATAGATAACTCATAGTGTTCAGGGTCAAGTTCTACGTCAACCATTTGACCACCAAGTCTAAGTTCTATCTCTTTTGTTAATTCATCTACTTGTGCCATACTAATATTTATCCGTTATAGTAATCCGCAGTGTACTTGAGTAGTTGCTTTATTTCTTTGCTATTAGGCTCAAACACCTGTCTATACCTAGCATAACTAGGTAAATCTTTTTTATGTGCTTCTGGATTGCGTAGCACCTGTTCAGGATTGTTTGTATCTTTTATTTCACTTGCTAGGTCACTTCCGTATGCCATAAGCTCATGTGGATCACGCAAATATTCACGCATCCAATCTTTTGGATCTCCAGTTTTGTTTGCTAGCTCAGTGCCTTTTTGGTGACCACTTTTTATTTTGTTTACCTTGTCTGATCCAATCTTATTGTATTGATTCCAATGAATGGTTTCATGTGCTAGCATACGCATCACAAGTTGTTTAAAAGTTTTCGGACCATATTTGCCTTCGAGATTCTTTGTAAACAAGTACACATTCATAAATTTACCATCTTTGTCTAAGCCAGCTTCAGCACTGATCCATTCATTTGGATCTTCACGTTCTTGGTCTGTGGCAATAAACTCTATTGGTAAATTGTCGTAGTTGTTTTGATTGAGTATTTCTTCGAGTTCGTCAATGTCATCTACATCTCCGTTGTCATCTAATACTTGTTGATACTCTTCGATACTGTCGTCAATAATTTGCTCTACCTGACTCATAAATTTTTTGTCAGGTTCAACCCGTGCTTCGACTAGTTCATGTAATCTCATACAAGTATTTATTTGAAGGCTTTGAGAATAATAGTGTCTGCATTAAACCTACCATTCATTTTAGTTTCAGTTGTTTTTAGATATCCAAACTGTGCGTTTAGTTTGTGTTTAGTAACTTTTTTCCAGTTAGGCAACACTTCACTTGGCTTACGAACAGTCTTTTGTACACTACGAGTTTCACTAAAATGTTGTAGTGTAGTGCCTTTTACTTTAAACTGTGCATGGTCTTCTGCATAATATATACCCAACTTACGATTTTTTGTATTAAACACAACTACCGCAGTTGCATCAATAATTTCGCTTGGATTAACACTAGCTATTCCAAAATCTCCGTCACTAGCTTTAAATTTAAGTTTCTTAACTAGCTCTTGGGCACTTTTTACTTTAGGTTTACGAACTGCACGATTTTGTTTTTGCTCTGCTTTCATAATTTCAATAGCATCAAACAACCGCTTGTAAAAGTCTGTAAGTTCTTTTATTTGTGGCTTACTGTACGTTTCGTAACCTTCTGCTAGTTGAGATTGCATTTCATCACGTTTGCTAGCAGTTGGCAGATTGTTTAGTTCTTGTAGTTCTTCATAACTACCACTATACCAGTTTGTTACAAAACGCAGGTGTCCTAGATTAATTTGTTTCTTCTTAAACAATTTCAAAGGCACTTTATCTTTTAGTGGATTAGCTTTGCTGTCAATCAACCAATCGTCAATCCATTGATCCAACTCTTCAGTTTTATCTACAGCCGCTTCCTCTAAACGTTCTTGTATGCTAGGAATATAAACATTTTTTGTTGTAGCTTTTTTCTCTTCTGCAATTAGTTTGCCAGCTTCTATTAGTTCTGTAACTTTGGGTTTGATATAGTCTGTCATTGGTCTGATATCACCGTCTGTGCCAGCACATGATTGCCAATATTCTTGTTCTTTTTCGTTGTAGTCAGGACAACCATCTAACAACATACGGCAGTATATACCTACTAGTCCTTCGTACTTTGCGGCTTTTTTAGCATTTGCAATATCTGTTTTTGTGTACCCGTTTTCTTTCATCCAAGTAAACATATGCTCAATGTTTTCATTGTGCTTATAGTTCATATACCAAAAATCGTTATTATGGCGTTTCAAAGTATGAAACTTTGCGCCATCTAAATTTTCCCAGCCTTCAAAGCCAGGTGCTTGTAAGCCACGTTTTTTAATTCGTTTTAGTGGTACTTTCTTTTTAGATTTTTTAACTAGACTTCTAGGTGTAGCCATAATTGTGCCTCTCTGTTTGTGCCTTTACACACTAATTTAGCATCTTTTGTAAATTTGTCAACCTTTAAAGTATCGATAAATAACTGTATGCCACGTTTAAGTATCTATAAACCGACCAAAACTAACGATTATCACTTCATGGATAGGAATATCCGTGAGCAATTTAGCGTTGGTGGTACAGGTGTACATGTACACAAATACTTAGGTCCAGCAGTAACGGCAGACAAAGACGATCCTTCACAACCAAATTATATTGATGGTAGAGAAGTTGATCCACTAAGTGGTGAAGTCATCAACGTCGAAGGTATTATCAATGAAACTAAAGTTCAAGACTTGCTGTTTATGGAAAACAGAGATAGAAAATACGACAAAGACATTTATGAATTACGAGGTGTTTACAATGTACAGGACACTGATTTTGATCTAACACAATTTGGATTATTTTTAAGTAATGATATGTTGTATATGAATTTTCATATGAACGAGATGGTTGAAATAATGGGTAGACGTTTAATGCCTGGTGATGTACTTGAACTTCCTCATTTACGAGATGCATTGTTATTGAATGCAGATAAAAAAGCAATTAACAAATATTATGTTGTTAATGATGCAAACCGAGGTGCAGAAGGTTTTAGTCAAACTTGGTATCCACATATTTGGCGTGTCAAACTAAGCCCACTAACAGACAGCCAGGAATACTACGATATTTTAGGAGACGGAGAAGAAGGTAGTCTTAAAAATGACCTTAGTACATATAAAGCAGAATTTAATATCAGTGATGCTATTGTTGAGGCGGCTGATAAAGACGATCCAACTGGTACATCACTTACAGAACATTTATTTGGATATGACCATGCAACCAGTGGAGGACTTGTAAATCAATCAAATGCTTACAATCATGGAGAATCGATAGTAAGTGGTGATCAATTTCCTAGTACACCATCAGAAGGTGAATATTTTATTAGAACAGATTTTAGTCCGAATAGACTATTTGTAAGACGAGGAAACAGATGGCACAGACTATATGATAATATTACTGGACAGACATGGACTGATAAAACTTATAATGCAAGTGATTATATATTCAATGAAAGAACTACTGTTGTTGATGACCAAGAAACAAAAGAACAAACTGCACTTAGCGAAGTAATAAAACCACAGGCGGATAATTCATAATGGCATACGAAGGTTCAAAACTTACCGCAGTACCATATTTTTACGACAAACAACTTCGTAGATATATTCAACAGTTTATAAGAATATTTGCTGGTTTTCAAGTAGCTATGCACAGTGATAGTGCAGGTAATGTTGTTTATCAAACTGCTCCAGTACGTTACGGTGATGTGAGTAGAATGGCGGCTCATATTGTCAGAGAGAATAGTGAAAACATGATACAGACGACTCCGTTTATTAGTTGTCATGTCACTGGACTAGAAACTGCACCAGATAGACGTACATTAGGATCCTATGAGGAAACTTTGCCAGTCTATGAAAAGAAATTTAACGAAGAAACTGGTGCATATGAAAATGAACAAGGCAGAGCATATAGTATAAAAAGACATCAACCTGTTCCTTATAATTTAACTATGCAAGTAGATGTATGGACCAGTAATACAGAACAAAAATTACAATTATTAGAACAAATACTTGTGTTGTTTAATCCAACACTTAATATACATACAAGTAATAATCCACTTGATTGGAGTACACTAAGTTATGTAGAACTAATATCAAGCACTTGGAGTATGAGAGCAATACCTAGTGGTGTTGATGATATCATTGATATTAGTACACTAACATTTACAATGCCTATACTAGTTAATCCACCAGCAAAAGTTACTAAACAAACAATTATACACACTATTATTGATAACATCAATGATACAGATGAAGCTGGGCTAGAAGCTCTAAGAGCTGGAAATAGTTTTGTTCCATTGTTCACAAGTCACAAAGTTGTGACCTTGGAGAACTATAAAATGAGATTCACTATGGATGCAAGTGGTAATGGTTCTGCTCAATTATTAAGTCAGAGTGGTACTAATAGTGATGCAAACGGAATATTAGATTGGGCTACAGTGTTCAAACCATTTGGAGAGTTTAGAGATGATATAAGTCAACTAAGGTTGAAACAAACAACCGATCCTGCAATTACTACAGGTGATATAATTGGCAACATAAAAATAAATCAGGGAAATCCTAATTTACTTGACATTACTATGGACACTAGTACGTTTCCTACTAATACGGTACAGGCTGTTGATGCAGTTGTTGATCCGCAAGCAAACTTTCCTGGCGATGGAACAATCTCTGCGGCAGTAGATGGAGATAGATATTTGCTTACAGAAGATGTAGCAGGCGGAGCCGGATGGTTAGGAAGTAATGCTAAAAAACATGATATTATTCAGTATAATGTAGGCACTAATCAATGGGATATTGTATTTGATGCAAGTGTGAATGGATCAACAGAACAACATACAACAAATACAACCACCGCTGACAGATTAAAATATAATGGTTCGGAATGGGTTAATGCATTTGAAGGAACTTATAATCCAGGATTTTGGAGAGTATACTTATGAGTAGGGCAGGAGATTTAAGAAACATTACAGCTACTGGCACAGCTAGTGAAGACAACTATGTATTAACTTATGATGATGCAACTAAAAAAGTTAGTTTAGAAGCCGCTTCTAGTGGTAATACTTTTAGCAGTGATATTACAGCAAAAACTTCTGTTAATACATCAAGCTACTATTACAGAGGTGCTATATTAAACTTACAAACAGACCATACTACTGTCCAAGTTCAAGATACTTTAGGCGCTATTAATTTTTCAGCACCAGACGAAAGTAGTGGTGGATATGCTAGTCAAACTGCCGGCTCTATAACTGTTAAACCTGAAGCTAATTTTACTAGTTCAAGCAATAGATCAGAAATGGTATTTGCGTTAGGATCTGCTGTCAATGGTATACGAGATGTTATGTCTTTATCTACTGTTAATGGAAGAGCCGCAGTACAAGGATTAGCACCTAGTTTTGAAATTCAAAATAATGATACTAGTTCACAAGGTTATGAACATGTTATAGGTACTCTTGCTTGGAATGTTACTGGTGCTACTGCGGGCGGAACTCAACTTGGTGTGTGTGCAGAGATTGAAGCCATCGCCGCAAATGGTTTCTCGACAACTGATAATGACACAGACTTAATTTTCAAAACATCTAATAGTGGAAATCCAGTTGAGAGATTTCGCATCACACATGATGGTCATATTAAAGTAAAAGGTGATATTTTACACGACGGTGAACTAGATATAAAGGCAGACAATGGTGATGTAGATATAGATTCTGTAGGTGGTAATGTAAAACTTGCTGGTGATACTGGAAACATGACATTTACTAACACAGGCACTGGTGTTTTTACCTTTGGTGGCACAATACAAGGTGCCAGCAATGCTGAAATAAAGACCAGTCCGATTAGAATACACAGCAATACAATAAGTACAAATACAACTGTAGCATCAACTGAAAATGCAGTATCTGGTGGACCAGTAACTATTGCAAATGGTGTAACAGTTACAGTAAGCGGTGATTGGACGGTGGTTTAATGGCAAGTGTATTAAAAGTAGATCAACTACAAGGTGTATCAAATGCAAACAATGTAATTGTGCCAGGAGGTATTATTCAAGTTGTAGAACAAAAACTCAGTGGTAGAACAGTGATAAGTGTTACAGGATCATATGGTACAACTTGGGCAAGTGGATTGAAATGCAGTATCACACCTAAGTCAACAAATCCCACCTATTATGTTGTTTGTCAACTACAATACACAACCTCAAACTTTAATGCTGGTTATATACTGTTTGACAATACCAACGCTCAATATGTTTTGTATAACGATCAAAGTACAGATGCATGGGGTAGTACTACTGGAAGAAAGTATCTTTCTAGTGGCGGAATAGGATCAGGTGGATTTAATAATAACGGCTCTGGTGCAGATGATTACGGTAATAGCAGTAGAACTGCCAGCGGATTGTATACACCTCCCAACAACAACACACTAGAAATAGAAGTATACATGGGCTCATTAAACAGTACAGGATCTATTTACATAGGTGGTAACGAATCCAATCTAAACTATGCGTATGACAGTTACAGTCATTGTTCACTTACAATTATGGAGATTGCAGGATGAGTACACTCAGCGTAGACAATATTATTGAAAAAACAAGTAGTGCTGGTGTAAAGATTCCAGGACATCCAATACAAACAGTTACAGGATCATATAGCACAGCTAGTAGTACAGCTTCAACATCGGCAGTACAAATGTGGAGTGGAACAAGCATAACTCCAAAATTTTCAAATAGTCTAATACATATACAAGTAAATTGGTA